AATCTACTGCGTGAGCGCATTCCAACGTTGAGATGAATCCAACAATTACTTCAGATAAGACCCAATTAATACGATATGGCTTCTAATGAAGTTGGATTCTTAACCTTAATTTTCGCATCCAATTTTGTTATTACGTTAGATGATAATTTGTAAATCTTATTAGTCATTGATATCTCTTCCTTTTCTAACTTTTCTGTTCCATCATCATATCTTAGAGTCCCATCATAATCCATTTTTCCAGTTGAATAATGTTCAGCTGCGGGTAATCGAGCGTTAACAGGCATATTGCCTCCATATTCCATCAAATTCATAGCTATGAATACCCACGTCGGATCTTCCATTGGAAAGACATATCTCCTACCTATTCCCATTGTTGGTGTGTCTAATGTTGTTCCACTTCTATACGTTGTCGTGTCCAAGAACGTCACATCCAAGATCCTGTCATTATCATATTCAAAGTACTTCCTAACGTTCTCTCCTTTATACTCATCGTCCGCATAATTGATATTAAATACGTATTCTCTATCTGGCATATCAACAATCCAACCGGCATACTCGATCCCACTTAATATTCCCTCGATATCAATATCTGCTATGAGTGTTCTATGCCTTATAACTAACCTTATTCTTTGCCATTTTTCTGGATCCGACGACAAATTCCCTTCTTCATCTGCGAACGCAATTTTCGGTTTTAATCCACTTACCTCTTGCTTACCAAACAGTTCTTCTTCATCATTATATTCAACTACTCTTAGACCTTCTGGCACATCATACGTTTGATCAGGTGTCATATGTCTCATGTTTGCTCTTACTATTCTCAATCCTTTCAATGGTTCAAACCTTTTATTATTCATCATTTTCATGCCTACTAACAGTCTTTCTCTGTCAGTCTTATTCAAAAAGTTACCACTACTTTCGTAATGAGGATTATCTGTGTTTTGGTCGAACATTATTGGCATGCCATCCATTGTTGCCCTTCTAATTTGGGGATTTTTGAAATTTAACTTCGTACTTATTCCTCGCGTATAATTCAAATAATACTTCGCTAACTCTCTGTCTGAGTGCGCGTTCTTATTTTGTTTAAGTAGCACACCAAGAATCTTCTTCATCGTCTTTCCCTTTAGATTAGGCATTTTACTTCTAAATTTCGCTAATTCTCTTGAATAATCATTAACTTCCATTTCCATTAATATATCTCCCAACGGCTTCATCTCAGTTCTTCTCATACCACTTATTCGTGTATCGTTAGTCTGTAACTCCTCGGCCATTGCGTTAGTTTGTGTACTAGTGGTCAAATACACCGTTGGATCATTTAATAACATATTCCTAATCTGTGGCGTTGTATCTATCTCAATCACAAATAATAGAATTCCGTTATCGAGCGCATTCTCTATTTCCTGTACAGTCGTCTCAATGTCAACTCGTAAATAACTATCCGTATATTCTTCTAACATGATCTGAAATTCGCCATATTCTATTAGTGATACTTCAGACTCTCCCCCCTCTATTTTATGTCTATTTGTTCTGACCAAACTCTCTCCCTGTAATTCTAATATCAATCCCATCGATCTTAATTGACTATTTAGTGATCTTAACAATTCTCTTGATCTTACTGCTGCAGCTTCACCATCTGGGGCTGACAACTTTAGGCTTTGCACGATTCCATCTGTTCCTACTCCCGCGTTTCTTAACACTGGTCCATCAACACCAAAGATTAATGACCAGACTATATCCGTTCTAATGATATTATACTGCTTCTCTTCAGCTTGCCCAGTCGAATACAATAACATAGGTGATTGATCCTCGTCCGTGATACAGTATTGCTTCTGTTTCCAACTTCCTATATTACCATTATAGTTCGGCATGAAGTTATACGCCTGATTCGATAACGCTTCTAATATTACACCCACATGACTCACGTATAAAGGTGACACTCTTTTCAATTCCGAACTTACATGCTCAACATATCTTTTTAAAACTGTTGAGGTTGCATTTCTCAATGTCTGTTTTGTCTCTTTCATTGATGTAATAATTCTTTTCACTTTCGTTTCAAATAATGATGCAAATTTTTCTAATGAATTTATTGTTTTGTCAGCTCCACTTTGAAATGGTATGTAATGATATGGTTCTCGACTCTCCCTCGGATACCCTGCAGATATTGCTCGTTCATCTCTTGTTAAAGTTCCCCTTGGTATCATTAATTCTCGGATTTCTGTTAATATCGGAAAATTGCCCGCTATCCTTGGCGCAAATACTGATGGGTGCCATACTGATAACTGATCCTCAGCTTGAAGCCATTCTCTCTCATTACCAACTAGAAATTCAGACTGTCCATCCACTATTCTGTACTTTATTCCATATCTTGTCACGAATCTATTATACTCCTCTGGAAATTGCGCAAACAAAAAATGTAATATCATTGTAGCTATCTCACCTTTTACCTCAGCTGTTAGTCTTGGAAAGAATTGCGAAAATAATATTAGCTGCATCAAAATTAGTATGCTCTCATTACTTGAATAACTAGCTTTGTTCATGTCATTAAATAAGTAGTATATTGAATTTGTGACTCCCATTTCTCTAGCAAATACTTCATATATCGAACCCAATTCGTATCTCTTAATCATATGATTGATAGCTTGATTCAAACTTGAAGCATTCAAGTCGCTCATTAATTCTTTTGGTCTTAAATTAAATTCTTGCGACATCATTAACGCTCCTGACTCCATCAAGTATCTCACATTTAATTCGTTAAATAATGATGGGAGGCTCCTATCTATTATCAAATTGGCCATTAGTATTCTAGACAGATGTTGCTCATCCATTTGCGGTATTGCTATGAAGCTACTAAAAGATGGCATAGTATACTTAGTTAATTTCAACGCCGATGCCAATAATTGCGCTTGTAGTTTATTTGAATTTTTTGACGTTTCTCTTAATTCATGAAAATTAAAATTTAATATTCTAGCTATGTACATATCATAATTTACAGCGTAATAATAATACAATTTACCATTTATCTCTGCCGCGACTTGCTCATCACTTTTTCCATATACATATTTCGATTCATTTCTATCTTCACCAAATACTCCGTCTCTTATAGCTCTTGTCAACCATTTCATTCTCATATCTATCAAATTTGCTAATGCTATATTCGCGTTAGATTGCTCTATAGTGTATTCATCTAAAATCATACTTGAGTATTGATTCCCTAACCTTTCATCTCTTGTCGTTACCATTGTTATACCGTTTTTTGCCACCCTGTCATCCATCATTATTCTTTGCAAAACTTTAATGGCTCCAATTATATACTGTCCTTTTGATATTACTTTATCATTTGCGCTATTTACATCTGGATTTACGAACTCATTACGCTCAAAAACATCCTCATTCTCTTCCACTATTGGTATTCCTTTATAATAATTCACATCCGCACGTTTTCGCAGTTCCGTGGTTAATACATGTCTTACTGTTCTCGTCCCTCTCTGAAATACTTTCCATGTTTCACTTACTATCATCTCTTCAACTTGTGCTTTCACTCTTACGTGCCCATCAAGTGCTACCTGATCTGACTCATAACCAACATAATTCCATATTTCTTCCTCCACTGAGAAATCTAACATTTCAATTCTCATCGTTGAACTTGCAGGGAATTCGTCCATATGTCTCACTATATAATTTGGTTCAGGCATCATTACTGTCGCTTGCTCAGATAATTGATAATCTAAAATCTCGCTAACTAACATTTTATTCTTTTTCGTGTATAGTGACACTTCTTGCATATCTGTCACATCGGGTAACTCATCCACTATTCTCGTATTTTCTGAGTTTTTCGGTGCCTCTAATATCTTAACTTTACCTTCTTCATCTCCGTCGATAATCGCTCTACTTCTCGCATTTTTACCTTTATCATCATGTCCTTCATCTCCTTGTCTCTCCTTTCCTGCGCCATTCTCTGAAGTGTCGACTCCTTTGTTTCCTTTAATTTGTTCATTATTTCTATTTTCTTTAGTTTCTGTTTTCTCTTTGAGTAACTTGGGGTCTTCTGTTTGTCGGTCATTATTAGCTTTCATCATGTATTGGATCAATGCAGTAATAACTCCCCGG